ATTAAATCAATACAAAAATTGGATTTGTAACGCAGGTATAGAAAGCCTGATGATAAATTGGGACGGAGATGTACATAGAGCGACTTGTAGAGTCGGTGGTAGTCTTGGCAACATATATGAAGGCGACTTCGTTGTCCCTAGCGAACCCGTAACTTGTGACCGTAATTTCTGTACCTGCGCGGCAGATATTCCATTAACCAAATATGCTACAAACAACAGCGATTAATTTAGAACATCCAGAATCTATGATGGTAACGTGGGACATCGGGCGTCGATGTAACTACGATTGTACGTATTGCGAAGATACTAGACATAACAATACCAGCAAGCATCGTACTATAGAAGAACTAAAAGTAACCTTTAATTTTATACAACAATGGACTGAGTTGTATAATACACAACGCAATATGTCCGTAACTAATATTAATTTTACAGGCGGCGAACCTACTAGCAATCCGCACTTTTTTGATTTTGTAGAGTTTGTTAACCAACAGCAGAGATATAGATTATACCTAACTACTAATGGTGCGTGGAGCACAAAGTTTACGGATCGCATTATAAAAAACTTTGCCGGAGTTACTGTCAGCTATCATGCGGAGGCACATCCAACTCTTAAAAAACAAGTAATCGAAAATATCATACGTTTAAGTAAATCTGATTTATGGTTACAAGTCAATGTAATGCTACATACAGATTATTGGGAAGAAACAGTCGGAGTGTGCAACCAATTAGATGAGTTAAGAATCAAATACAATCCGCGGCCAATTGGAGATGGTAACATTGCTCGTAAAGGATGGTTTAGCGATTCTTCTGGAGTTATGAGACGAACTAGTCATGAATATAATCCAGAACAACTTGAATGGTTTTATAATAAAATGGGAGTGTCTAATTCTCCTATAGGTAATAAAGAAGGAACAGACATTGGCAGGACATGCTGTGGTAGACGATGCACTACTGGTAAAGTCGCAGGAGAATGGCAACCCGTTAATCTAATAGATACACACTTCAAAGGGTGGAGTTGTATGGTAGATTATTTTTTCTTACATATAGATCAAGAAACCGATACAATATATCATCATCAAACTTGTCAAGCATTACATGGTAATAAGCGTGGCGCTGTTGGTTATTTAAAAGACGCAGATCAATTAATTACAGATTTAAAATTACGTTTGCAATCTGGAGAAAGTATTGTTTGTCCTAATACTCGATGTGGCTGTGGCATGTGTGTGCCTAAGGCAAAAGATTTGGATGATTTTATACAAATTAAAAAAGAGTTATTAACTCAGGAAACGTCTTTGTAAAATCTGTACCGCGCTGTTGGTCTGTTACAGTTAAGTAATCTTCTAGTATTGGCAATTTGTTAGACCAATCTTCTGCCATCATATATTGTACTAAACCTTGCCAACGGTTAACACCATAAGGATTAGTCATAAATTCCTTATCAGCTAATCTTCGTGAACAAAAGTATTCGACTTGTTTTGCTACTTTATTTTTTAGATGGTGTGGTAGTACTCTAACATTTAGATAGCTCGGTAAGTAAACAAGATGTGTTCCGACTAAACCTGCGCCATATGGAGGAAGATTAATCTTTTTAAAGTTTTTGCTTTCCTTCCAATGCACAAGTTCTGGTATATTCAATACGTTTAATAACTGAACCGCACAGGCAATGTTAATAGTAATATTGTTAGGAGTATCATCGAGTCTTTCTAAGTTAGTGACAACATCAATCCATTTACTAGGATAGCGTATATAATCATTACGTTCACTAACAGCATCAATACTAAAGTTAAATTTTACTTGTTTAAAATAACTCCATAATTCAAATAATTTTTCGGGCAACTCTAACCCGTTTGAGTTGTAGCGTAATATACAAGACTTAGACGCACCAGTTTCTACCATAAATTCTAAAATTTTGTAGTGTTCGGGAATCAGTAGTGGTTCTCCCCCAGCAAAGTACAACTCACGAATATTGTTTGCCTGCAATCGCATGTCGCTAAGGAAGTTACCTTTCTTATACCATGTATAGTCAAAGTCACTGTCCCAGTTTTGATCTTGCTTTAGTTCAATAGTCTTGTACTTAGGATACTGTAACTTCCATTCTTTAATCCAACTACTACTATCATGGGGACTGCACATAACACATTTAAGCTGACATAAGTTTCCTAATCGTAGATCAAAATAAGGAATAACAACAGGAAGGCCGCCATCTGGACTAGTTACATCAATAATAGCATCAATATCTAAACGCTCCTTCCATACACTTGTTTCCCACTGGCGTTTACTAACAATTCCTGAAGACTCTTCTTCAAAGCATTTAGTACAACTTGAAGGAATTTGGTTGTTTAACATCTGTAATCTTACAGACTTCATGTAATCGCTATTCCATATTTCAGCAAGGGGATAATCTTTTAAATTCATATTGCCACTACTATTGGTAATTAGCCCTATTTCTTTACTATCTTCCTGTCCTGCGCCGCTAGCATTAGCTGTGCAACATACTCGTACATCACCGTTAGGACGAGTTGCTAAATGTATCCACGGCAATGGGCAAATTGTTTTACTTAAATTGTTCATTGAATCTGTCCAATTGACCGCATTGTCGACTACATTCCTTTAAAGGCGACGTACTCCAAGTATCTGCGATACTATTAAAATAGTTACTGTCGAATAATTCTAATAAGGTATTTTTATGCAGGCTAGGATAGTGTCCAATTTTATCCATGTAATCGATCCTGTGTAGATGATTAGGATTAAACCACTCTGTGTCTAGCCAACAGCAAGGCAATATATTTCCAGTTGCGCTTACATATAAACTTTTTTCTTTTGCTACTTTGCAATTAATAATTTTAGATTCTTCAGTAACAACAATCTGCTTGCTTCGATCCGTTGGATACAATATATGCGTTGTCTTTCCTTGTTTATTAATTACATTTAAACTGTCTTCTTTAAATCGTGATGTGTTTTTAGACACAAAATGTTTAAAACCAAGCTGTTCACTTATTTCTTTACAAGCATCGACTTGATGTTTATTGTGTTCAAACACTAACATATCCCAAGTAGCTTCTCCGCCCGCTTCGATAAAGTGACGTGCGTTATCTAATATTTTTACATAATCTGTTCCGATGCGGTATAAGGAATGTGTATCAACCAACCCGTCAATTCCAAATCGAACAGTAACTTGTAGTTCTGCTAGCTTTTTCCAAAAATCACAACTCTTAGCAGAACCGTTTGTATTCATGCTTAGTTCAATGCTAGGGTTAGTGATACGTAAATATTCAAATATAGGCAATGTGTCCTTGGCAATAATAGGGTCGCCTAAATTGCCGCACATATATAACCTATCTAACTGTTGTATGAACTCAACAGAAAACCATTCTTTAAATTTCTCTAAGGTTATTTCAGTAACAGATATAAATGGGTTTTCAATACCTCCCTGAATATTTCGAGCACACATAGGGCAACTAGCTTGACACTTGCTAGTTACTTCTAAATGTACTTTTTTTATTTCAGAAAGGTTATACATTACTTTCGGCCTATGATCATGTAACGTGTATACATAGGAGTTTCTAATTCTCCTGCCCATAACACATCTATATGGCTTTGTTCTTTAAATTCTTCCAAGCTATCAGCTGTTCTTATATGTTCTTCTATTTTATAATTGTTGCTCTGTAATACCAATAGTTGATCGTTATTTCTATTGCGTAGCCATTGCTCGTACTGTAGCTGAGAAATATGTTCGCAACTAGTATTAATAACAATATCTACAAATGATATAAGACTGCACATATCTACAGTTATTGCTTTGAATCTGCCCTCTATTTCTTCTTTCTTATTCATGAGCACAGCAATAGGTTCCACTGTAGGATCTATGTCTATACTACAAATTTTATTTACAGATATATTACTTTGAAACAGCATACTGGCTAACACACCGACCCACCCACCGTGTATTTCAATACTTACTTGATCATGATCTAAGTGATTATCTAAATTACTGATTAGCCATTCTTTACTTTTAATTTGTCCTGACCAAAATGCATCCAAGGTCCTTATAGGATCGGGACTTTGTCTAATAGCGTTCATCCAATAATGTAAGTGTTCAGTGTCTATGTTCATATTTTTTAAATTGCAAGAATTGGGATTATTTTTTTCTGTGTAGCTGTATTGTTAATCTTTTTCTTCGGCATGTTTGTATCAAGTACACAAACACAAGCATCTTGTTCACATGTGACAGGCACAATTACAGGATTAAATTTTTCTTTAAAATCTAAATCAAACAAGTTATAGACAGTATCAATATTAAATAATTTATTAGGACAGTATCCAGTAATGCTGCCATCATTGCCAATATTGACCCAGTCAATTCCTAAATTGCATTGCCAGCCTTTGAACTTATTCAGTTTATTCAATAATATATGATTTTCAGATACTGTTTTAGTCTTGTTATTCTCATCAACTATTACTGTTTTAATTATGTAACTTCGGTTATGTAATAGAAACCACCACCATAGTTGTCCTCTTGCTCTGACAGAATTAACAAC